CATGGGATAATACCCATGCCCCGTTTATGTACCTTGTTTTGGTTCAGAGAAAGTTCTTCTCTGGATCACTACTTGTTATACATCGATGTGGTGTGTGCATTCCATCGAGCCCTCAATTTCAAAATGAACAAAACATTAAATTGAAGATTCTCACTTTAAAGGAGATATTTTATGCTAGTTTAGAAAAACTAACCGTTGTATATTATGTAAATATTCATTAATCACTTATCAGTAAAACTATTATTCAGTTATAATTTTAATTATTTCGGTTCACAATTCAAAAGCTAGAGGTAGTTTACACACAGATACGTCGAGGATTATTCAATTCGAGCGCGACGTTAAATAAAGACGTGAATCATCATAGTTGATCGCCTAATCATGTGACCATTATGACTTATTAAAATGATTGCCCAAAATTCAACCGTTAAAGATATAGACACGTCTGAAGCTTTTGTTTCAGACACAGCCCAAGCGTATGAAGCTGATGACCAGCGAGTACATAAAATTGAAGATTCTCACATTGTTCCAACGAACAACGTGATCACCAAACAAAACCCTTACCTGATGACAGAAACTTTTTTGTCATCGTCAGATATGTTTAGAAACCCAGTTGTAGTTGATACTATTTCTTGGCCCGCAGCCAGCGCGCCAGGATTGATTATCTCTACATTTAAGATACCAGAAATTTTTACAACAATACAAAATTTTCAACGAGCTCAACTGAGTTTGTATGCATATTTTAAAATGTCACCTAGATTACGCTTTCAGCTAAATTCAACGAAATTTCATCAAGGCAGAATCATTTGCTTTTATGATCCGTTTGATGCAATGGCACCAACGTCATTCAAGCAACCTACCATATACGCAGCAACAGGACAACCCAACGTTCTTTTGGATGCATCACTCTCTAACACAGGAGAGTTATCCATTCCATTTGAACATCTTGTATCGTACCTTACCACCAACTCAGCGTCTACTTACCCGCCAATGGGTACAGTAAACGTTATGGTTCTCAATCAGTTGAAAACCACAGGAGGAACGAACAATGTTACAATTCAAGTTTTATTGAGTTGTGATGATGTTGAGTTGCATTTACCCATAGCACCTCATACCCCAACAGTAACTTTCGAAGCACAATCAGGAAAAATCAAGGAAGTCATGGCTGGCGCTACTTCCGCTCTCACGAGTGGAATTAGTGCCTTTGGATCCATGGCAAGTGGAAACTTCGGAAAGGCTTTTCAAGCAGGAGGAAAAGCTATAGGATCTATCGGAACAGTGTTGAGTGCATTTGATTTAGATAAACCAACTCGTGTCGACCCTACGTCGGCCAATTGTTTATCTACATATTCAGCATTAACTCATATGGTTGGTCCGGACGATTCAACTCGTTTGGACACTGTACAAGTGGGTGGATACTACGATCACCCTTTGTATTCATCAGCACCCCCTTCAGAAACTAAAATTATTGAAATTATAAAGACAAAAATGTTGGCAGAAGTTATTAATTGGAGTGCGACGCAAGTGCCGGGCACTGTGTTGGCTCAAATTCCAATACATCCCCGCTATGCGCACACCAGTGAAGTTACCATCGCAGGAAATAATTACCAACAAATGAACCCAACTTTCCTTTCATATTTAGCGACATTTTTTCGCTATTGGAGAGGTTCGATTTCATATCGAATGGATTTCATTTCTACACAATTTCACACAGGGAGATTAGCAGTAATCTTCATACCGAACAACGATTTAGAAATACCAGATAATTTGTCCTTGTTGACTAATTATCCAACACGAATATTAGATGTACACGAACAAAAATCTTTCGATTTCGCAGCACCGTTTGTTTCGGCAACACCACGAAAAGAAATATTCTACCCGGAAGCGCATGTCGTGCCAGGCACGAGCGTTTCTGATCTTAACATCATAGGATACTTTCAAATTGTAGTGTATACGCAATTGACAGCACCAACCACAGTCGCAGATAACATCGACGTAAACATATACGTCGGTGCGGGAGAAGACTTTGAACTTGATGTTCCAATCGGAGCACCAGGTTTTTGTTTTCGACCACCACCAACTTCAACATTGGCAGGAGCAGAAGAAGAGGAAGAAGAGTTGTTTGAAGCGCAAAGTGCAACGGACCCAGTTCCGTTGCGCTCTGAAGATAGATTTACAAGCAATTTTTCAGGTAAGCAGACGAGTTTAGTTTCACCGCTGAACTCATTCAACAACCAGGTAGTAGATGTTCGCGATTTAGGTCGCAGATTTTGCTACTTGCAAACAGCAGTGATGACGTTTGCTGGCGTAAACACCCAGCCAACGCCGTGGGCAGGAGGCCCAGCACCCGTACCAGATGGATACTATGCAAGTGCAGGAGCAGTGGTTACGCCGCTAGCGAGAGTGGATAACGAGTTTCCTTCATTGCCTACTACAGAAACCAGAGCAGTTGTTTGGTCCGATATCGTTTCGCGTCTCTACGCGTTATGGTCAGGATCAATCAGATACAAAATTATAATCCCCGCTACTAGGAATCAAGGAGTGATTCTAGGAGCGAGAGTAACGCCATCTTACGTCACATATGATTCATTTCATGCAGGACCGCTGGCACCCGTCGAATTGACGAGTTTCCCAGTACACATCACAAACACAGCACAAAATGTAACCATGGATATCGAAGTACCGTATATGTCACCATATAATCAATTGTTAGTTACATCGCCATACCCAGATGGGGTTGACCAGCATGGTCCACCCCAATTGTGTTCACCAACGGCGCTGATGATCTCAGCACGAGCTTCTGACGTCACAACCCTCCCAGGAGGTAGTGGCGGAGGAACAGCGTTCTTTAATGCAAAGTTTCTGGTTGCAATGGGAGACGACTTCACATTGTCGTTTCTCGTTGCGCCCCCGGATCTTTACTATTATCCAGCGCAAGTATGAGAAAAGAGAAATCACGTGTTGCTGTGCCAGTAAAAGCACAGTGACTATCACGATATCATATATAACATATAACTAAACAGTTTATCCCGGCACTATTAGGACTTCACCCCTAGTAGGTCGCAAAGGTGTGGGCAAATGTGTCGGCCACGCTGGAGTAAGGGAACGGAAATTAGATGAGAGCTCAAGAGTTGATCCGAAGCGAGTACCTTTATGTGAGGAAAACTAAGGACTTTATGAGAGTTTGAACTAATTTTACGGTCAAAACCAAATGGAAGAAACGACGAGAGTATCTGCCTCCCGCAATAAAGCAGACGAGAACCCCACTCGACAAATGGGACATAAGGAACAGTAATTTCTTACTCAGAAGTCATTCCCCTAAGGGAATGTGAAGATTTGTACACTTCAGCAATTAAAGTACAAGAGTTGTTGCCTTAAGCAACAAGCGTGTAGTTAGCGTTAAATAACTACTTATCCTATAAAATGACGACGAGACAAGAGAAACCCCGACACGAGATTACATTTGAACTATTTAAGAAGATTGTGAGCGAGAAGAACATGACCATGGAGCAGATGGTAGTGTTGAGGAGCCTGTTGACAGCAGATGATGCGCGGAGATGCGCTATCTACTTTGACAGGTTCCGTCCAGATGTCGTAAGGCCTCGAGCAGTTGATTCGATAGATGATTCGGATGAAGAAGAATTCGCAGATCAAGAATTGAAAAAGCTGAACGAGCTGATTGCGCTACGAGAAGCGCACAAATTAGATCAGGGACGACTCGCTTTGAATGTGTGTTATGGAGATGACAACATTCTAAGAGGACGTGATGTTTGTGGTAACGATGAAACCAGTCGCTACCACGAATGTCTGGATGGAGATGGGCTTCTTCGATTTGAAGCCCAGACGAAATGTGATTGTATCACCGCAGAGGAGTGTGGTGTCAATTGTGACCAGCTGCATGGCTGTAGCTGGATTTCGTTTCGCGATTGTATAAGGAAAGAAGGTCCTTATAGCGTGAATGAAATCGAACGGTTTGTCCGCAGTGGGTTAGCTCATGGAGAGTTACCCACAAGTATGGCCAGAGAATTAAAACGCTATGGTTATCCCGAAAACGAGTCGAGTTTTTTGAACTTTCATGTATTGCAAGAAAAACTAGACGGCCTAACGCTTCGACAGAAGGATGTCGCAGCGAGGGCGGACGAATTGGCGAGGCGCGCAAAGCGGCGTGCAACACAACGAGTACAAGACAAAACAAGAACACGAAAACTCAATTCTGCCAGAGTTGAGAAAGGACGAGAAGCCGAAGCTCAGATGTTTCGTCGTGAGAGAGATCACGTCGAAGAGACTCTGAGTTCGGTTTCGAACGCAATGAATAATGTTAGTGCAGCAGTCACTTCAACAGCAGGAGAGGTTAACAAGAAATTGGAAGATCTAGATGTGAAGAAGTTGATGACATGCGTAACCGATGTTGGAGATCTCGCTAAGCGCGGGAATGCATCGATTAAACGAGCGAAGCACGCCTTCCAGGAGAAAGGGAAGAATATGGCTTCGACACTAACATTGTTTGCAATGAAGTGGGCTGCGTGCCCTTTTCATTGGTCGAGTATGTTGTTTGACTTAATTCTATTAGCGGACAACATGTTTGGCATTGCAACCCTTGGTGTTCGTACGCTGAGTTCATTCTTGGCGGATCATGCGAGCACGTTGTACAGCAAACTTGAGACAATTATCTCTTCGAAACAAGATCGCAGAGGAGAAGATAGTGACTTCGAGTTGCAAGGACAAGATGCCGCGGTTATGGTTGACCCGATTACGTCTGTGTGTTCCATGTTAGGAACCGCGATTTTCGGGTTGGCCACGACAGCAGGTGTCATGACGAGCGGAAGTTTCCGCAAATTGCTTGACTCAGCAGGAAACGTTGGGAGAAACGTTTCGAATGTCGAGCGAGGTGCGGAAAGTATTTACAAGAACGTGACAAAGATGTTTGAGGACTTACGATATCGCTTCATAACTTGGAGAAAGGGAGAGCTTCTTAGCGGCATTCAGCTTGAGTTGAACAAAGCTGCTGCGAAGACAGGCTCTTACAGTTATGGAGTGACAGAAGGAGAGATTATCGATGTAGCGAAATGGTTTGAGGATGTGTCATATTGTTTGTGTGGCGACCATACGGTCGAAATTTCGAGTGCCTCATGGGTAGCGAAACACAAAAAATTATTGGACATATCTCGAATTTTGCAGACGGCGACGTTGCATGGAGATCTCGACACGAAGTTGATCGGACGGAGTGGATTGTTGTTAATCAACGCTACTGTGAATCAATACCGAAAGCTTGTTAGCGATAGCAGGTGGGTGACTGATGGTGCTCATGAGCGTGACACACCTTGGGTGTGTTGGCTAGAGGGCAAAACAGGTGTTGGTAAAACAGCAATCATGGAGCAATTGATGCGAGATGTTGCGAATCCCGCTAATACTACCATTAAGTGGAATTTGGACAATCTCTGTTGGGGATGGAATCCCAACTTGAAGCACGCGGATAATTACAATCAACAAGAGTTCGTGTCATTGGATGATGGGTTTTGTGAGGAGAGTGCGCCAGGAGTGGCAGATTCCACAGAATCATCATTTATTCGAATGGCTTCGAAAGCAGTGTATCCGGTGCCGCAAGCATCGATTGAGAAGAAAGGAATGTTCTTTACTTCACGTGCAATTTGGATAACATCAAACCAGTTGCACCCGAAGCCAAAGGGCATTAACAATCATGACGCATTCCAAGGACGACGAGTCGTATTGGCGCAAGTCACTCGACTTAAGAAATCGAAGGAGTTTCATTACTTCGACGATTTACGATTCCAGTTGTACGAGAAGATCAGCTCAACCGGGATACCAGTCAAGATTGGCGAGTTGATGACGTATAATCAATTCGTGAGCTTATGTATTGGATCGCTTGAACGTTGGGAGGCTCTTAAAGGTTCGTTTGTGAACAAGACGGAATTTAAGATGGACCCTAAGTTTAAAGCATTTGGTGCAGAGCAAGTTGGAACCTTTGCCGCAGAAGAAGAAGAACCCACTGTAGAAGGAGAGAGTGAGGCCCAGACCGGGAATCCATTTCCAGACAACGATGAGGTTGAGTATGTTAGCGAAGATGAGGAAGAAGACGACGTCGAACTTGTCGCTGAGGAAAGCGACCAGTTATCACGTTTGACTAGGGATCGAATAGGTTTCTATTATCGTGCGACGAAAGATGCGGTTTGCGAAGGAGCTGGGGCGTGCAAACGCGCCATGTGTAATTTGTGCACTGCAGGTCTGAGCACTTCGTCGATCGAAAGGAACTCCGACGGAACATTCAAGTGTTGGAGGGAGACGAAGAAAAACTGGCAGTATTGCGTTAAGATTGTTAAAGGATTCTTGGTTGCGATTGCAATGGTTCTCGCAGGTGCAGCTATCTGGGGAATTTGGATCGGAATCAAGACGGTTAGTCAGGCTTTGAAGTCGCCAAGTGGCGCGTTCTCGAGTGTGATGGAGAAATTACATTTGCGAGAGAAGCCTGGTGAGGCGCAAGCTGGAGCAGGACCATCAGGAGATGCGAGGACTTATAAGTACTTGGCAGATCAGACGAGATTGAAACTTGGGAAGGCGGCAGCTTTCTCGGCCCAATCTGGAGATGGAAACTCGGACGAAGTGGCTACAATTGTGGAGAAACAGTTGTGCCACTTAGTCATGAATGATAGGCGAGGTAATGGCGTATTTTTGAGGTCAAATGTTATTTTGACGAATGCGCATTATTTCGGCCTGGACATCGACAAGGATCAGCAGGAGCAAGAATTCGAAGTTGAAGTTGAAGAGGCTTACACGCGGAACAGGCGGAAGGTTGTCGTGAGAAAGAGTGGAATTGTTTTTCTGAAAGATGAAGAAAATCCTAAGTGTTCGCGAGACATTTGCGTGTTCGAAGTGAGAGGTTTTCGACCCATGAAGGATTTGATTCCGCACATCCAAAGCGAGATCGAAGTTCTTAATGAGTTGAGAAGCGGAGTCCTTGTTGGACTTAACGTTCAAGAAGACAGGATAGAAGAGCCTGTCAGGGTTCAAGTCCCAGGCGTTAAGTTAATTAAGGCGAATTGGGCTGTTGTTGTGGAGAAAGGACCACGGTTCGTCGTTGCGAAGCATTATGCGATGCAGTTGCAGACGGCGAAAGGAGACTGTGGTGCCATTCTCATGGCAGACGACCCAAAGAGGAAAGGAAAAGTGATTGGGATGCACTTTGCAGGACACAAGAAAGGAGTTGCGCTAAGTGAAGTTCTAGTTCAGGAGGAGCTAGAACCTATGGTGGATTCTCTTGGAGTCGTGTATCCCAAATTGTTGGATGATGTTGAAGGATTGTGTGAGACCGAAGAAGGAGAACCAACCGTGACATTTGAAGCAGAGTGTGGCGTAAGAACGTTAGGCGTTGTGAAAAATTTGCGACCAGGGATAGTAGGTAAGAGTCAAATCGTACCTCTCCCGACCGCAGGAAAAATTTTTCTAGCCAAAACGTCACCGGCCGCTCTGACGATCAACAACGATCTTGTGAATCCAGAGATCCGTGCAAAAGGAAGACAAGTGATGTCTTTGAGCATGGACAAGTTTGGAAACAAGATCCCCACTTATAACCCGGTGGCTATAAAGATGGCAACGGATGCGATCGATATAGTCATGTCAACATGGGGGGCGGGGCTAAATCTAAAAAGGGAATTGACAGAAGAAGAAATGTTGAATGGCGTTGAAGGAACGCGGTTTGAACGATTAGACCTGTCGAAATCAGCAGGAATCCCTTGGAAAGATTATGCTACACCTTCTAAACCGGGCAAGAAGGCTTACTTTAATGTTGTGAACGCGGACCAATGCGTTGAGAAGCAGAGATACTGGTTCTCCGGAACGGAAAGACGGATCAAGGAAGGTAAGTTGTCCCTGCAGCAGGAAATCCACAAAACGTTGGAAGAATTGTACAGATTAGAGATTACGCCTTATCTTTTTGGGGAAACTTTGAAAGATGAGCGTAGATCGTTGCAGAAAGTGTATGATGCCAACACTCGAACTTTTGACATTGCGCCGTTGCATATTTTGTGCATTGGACGAAAATTGTTCGGAGGATGGATGGCCGCTGCAGGAATGGATCCAGTCAATGGAGAGATATCGGTTGGAATTGATATGTTAGGCCCTGATGCAACAGCATTGAGGGAGAGACTAAATAAATTCAACGGAAAGTGTATCGCAGGAGATCGAAAACAGTTCGATGGGAACTGTTGCGAAGAAATTCAATTGGCTGGTCTAGGATGTGTGAACAGATGGTATAAAGATCCGGAAGGTGCAAAGGCGCGTTTGACGTGGCTTGTGAGTACGATTCATTCGACTCACTTAGCATGTAATTCGCTTGTTGCAGTTTCGACGGGAGTTAAATCAGGGCTGCCGACAACGTCTCCATTGAACTCTTTGTTCAATTGGATTGAGTTGCTCGCGGCGATTTGGGAGATATGCGCTGAAAATGGATTGTACCTGACTGTACAGGAGTTAATCGACGAAGTCGAGATCGCTCTATACGGGGACGACCATTGGATAGCAACATCTGTTCGCATTCAAGAGCACGTGACTTTTTACTCAGTGCAGGCGTGGTTCGCGAGACGCGGGCTTGGCTACACTGATGCTTCAAAAGACAGCGCGAAGGAAAAGGAATTCATGGAAATCGATGAAGTGGTTTATTTGAAGCGGAAAATGCGGCAATTGGAGGGTACGCTCTTCTACACCGCGCCGCTTGAACTCCAATCGATCCACGAACTCTTGAACTGGCGACGTGAGTCACGTGAAATGACCGACGATGAGGTCTTTAAAGTAAACATCGACAACTTCCACCGAGAGTTGTTTCATCACGGTGCGAGTGTGTATCGTAAACATTTGGTACACGTCAACGATTGCTTAGGCGACTTCAGAGATGAATGGGCGCAGAAAGGCAATGACGTGGGTGTTTACGCAGATCAACCAGATCGCTACTTAGAACTAAGAGCGACATTTTTGGCCCAATTCGGTGTCCAAGGATAATAAGATTGCCTAAGGCTTGGCGACTTATTAGTTGATAAATTCTAGCGGAAATTTGCGCTATGGGAGAATAGCCCAATAGAATTCACTCGTACCTCC